TCCCCGCCGTCGCCCTGGCGCGCACCCTCTCCACCCAGCCGATGCGATCGGCGTCCGGGGGCGCTGGCCGACGACGGCGGGAGACAGACGATGCCGTGCCTCGACTGCGGCCAGCCCGGGCCGCGCCTCTGCACCGGGTGCACCCGGCGCCGTGACCGCGGCCGCGGCACGACCACGGCGCGCGGGTATGGCGCCGAGCACCAGGCGGAGCGAGCCGAGTGGCAGGCGCTCATCGACGCGGGCGAACCCGTCGACTGCGTGCGATGCGGCGGACGGATCAAGCCCGGCGAGGCGTGGGACCTCGGCCACGACGACGAGGACCGCACCATCCGCCGTGGCCCAGAGCACGCCCGACAGTGCAACCGTGCGGCCGGCGGGCGCCGCGCGCACACCGCGCATTGACCCGATCGGCCCCCTCCCGGCCCCGGGGGCCGGTCAAAAGTCCAGGCCAGGAGCGGTCGCCTGACCCGCGCCCTACTGTGCGTACACGCGCTCAGATAATCATGCGTTTTTGCAGGTCACAGCGTTTTCCGGGAGGTGCCGGAGGGGCCCGCTGGACCCGTTGGAGGCGTCCGGGAGGTGCTCGATGGGCGGTCCGGGCAGCGGACGCCGGAAGGCGCCCGTGGAAAAGCGCCGTGCGCATGGGCGGTCCGAGGGGCGTGACTCGGGCGGCCGGAAGCTGCCGGAGCCGGGCAACGTCGTCGCTCTGCACCCGGTGGACGGGGATCTGCCGCCGGTGCCGGAGTCGATCGCCCCGGACGGGCCGGGTGCCGCGCGGTGGGTGCGGATCTGGCGCGACGCGAGGTGGCTGTCCCCATCGGTGGACACACCTGTCGTCGTGCGCCTGGTCGAGCTCGAGGAGCTGCGCGCCGGCATGAAGGCCGCGCTCGCGGAGGCCGGCTTCTACGTGAAGGGCTCCCAGGGGCAGTTGCGGCCGAATCCGTTGCTCGCGCAGATCCGGGCGACGGAGTCCCAGCTGCTGCAGCTCGAGCGCGAGTGCGGCCTGACGCCGTCGTCGCGCGAGGGCAAGGCCGAGGTGCTGCCGGAGGCGACGAACCCGCTCGCGGCGATCCTGCAGCGGGCGGCGAACCGCGGGCGGCGCTGACGTGCCGGCGAACCCGTGGGGCGGCCCGCGGCCGCGGTGGCTGACCCCGGTTTCGCCGGCGGACATGCGTCGCGGCGATGGGGACCTGTACGTCGACATCATCGAGACGACGTGCCGGATCACGAAGGACTCGTTGGCCGGCGCAGTCGGCCAGCTCCTGGTGATGCGTCCGTGGGAGCGCCAGCTGCTGCGCCGGATCTTCGCCCGGCGCGCGGACGGTCACCTGAAGCACAGAACCGCGCTCGTCGGCACGGCGCGCAAGAACGGCAAGTCCGAGATCGGTGCCGGCTGCGGCATCGGCGGGATGCTCCTGGGCCCCGAGGGCGGGGAGATCTACTCCTGCGCGGCCGACAAGGACCAGGCGCGAGTCATCTTCGACACCGCCAAGCGCATGGTCGAGATGGACCCGTACCTCTCGGAGCTCATCAAGGTCTACGCGCACGTGCTCGAGGTGCCGGCGACCGGCACGACGTACCGGGCCCTGTCGAGCGAAGCGTTCACGAAGGAGGGCAAGAACCCCTCCCTCGTCCTCTTCGACGAGCTGCACGCCCAGCCGAACCGTGAGCTGTGGAACGTCATGCAGCTCGCGATGGGTACGCGCGTCGAGCCGCTCATGCTGGCTCTGACGACGGCCGGCGTTCGCCGGGACCGCACGGGCCTGGACTCGATCTGCTACTCGCTCTACCTGCATGGGCGCGCGGTGGCTCGCGGCGAGATCGACGACCCGACGTTCTTCATGGCGTGGTGGGAGCCGCGTGCTGGCTCCGCCGCCGATCACCGCTCTCCCCGCACCTGGCGTGAGGCCAACCCCGGCTACGGGGACCTCGTCGGGCAGGCCGACTTCGAGGCGGTCGTGCTCCGCACCGAGGAGAACGAGTTCCGGATCAAGCGCTGCAACCAGTGGGTCACCTCCGGCAAGGTGTGGCTGCCCCACGGTGCGTGGGACGCCGTCAGGGCCTCCGACAGGTACCCCGGCGGCCCGCCGGCCGGCACGAAGGTGCTTGTCGGTTTCGACGGGTCGAAGTCGGGTGACTCGACGGCGCTCATCGGCGTGACGGTCGAGGAGAACCCGCACGTCTTCGTGATCGGCATCTGGGAGAAGGACCCGTTCGATCCGAACTGGCGGGTGCCTCGCGCGGAGGTCAAGGCGACCTGGCGTGAAGCGTGCGCCCGCTGGGACGTGCCGGAGTCCCCGGCGGACGACGCGATCTGGCAGGACGCGATCGAGGAGCTCCGCGAGGACGGCATCCCCGTCGAGCCGTACCCGCAGACCCCCGAACGCATGGGCCGCGCGACCCAGGGTTTCTGGGAGCGGGTCGTCGACAAGGGCCTCACACATGACGGTCACCCGGTCCTGGCACGGCACATCGACAACGCCTCGCTCAAGCCGACGTCGCAGGGCCTGGCCCGGATCCTCAAGGAGACCCCCGACTCCCCGCTCCGCATCGACGCCGCGGTCGCCGCGGTCTTCACCCTCGACCGCGCCCTGTGGTGGCTGAACAACCCGGCCGACAACGACGGCCCGAACATCTGGTGAGGGGAGGGGAGCCCGTGCTCGCACCGCTCCTGTTCGTCGCCGGCATCGTGCTGGTCGTCGCCGCGATCGCCGCGCTCGCCGGCCCGTGGTGGGCAGTCCTGACCCTCGGCCTGATCCTGGCCGCCCTCGGCGTCCTGACCGCCGCCTGGGACCGCCAGCACCCCGCCCCTGCGCCGGCCGACTCGAAGGCGGGTGAGAGCCCGTGAGGGCCCTGGACGCACTCGCGGGGCTCGTCTCGCGCAGCGTCGAGGACCCCTCCCAGCCGCTGACCGGGAGCACGCTGCTGTCCCAGATGGACTCCGCTGAGGACATGTGGGGCGTCCCGGGCAAGGTCTCCGGTGACCCGCTGCGGATCGGCACCGCGCTGCGGTGCGTGCAGATCCTCGCCTCCACCGTGGCCGGGTGCCCGCTGCACGTCCGCGAGGAGACCACGCACAAGCCGGTGTCGATCGCCGCGCTCGAGGCCAAGCGCATCGGCACGACCCCGTTCGAGCTGTGGGAGACGACCGTCGCCCACCTGGCTCTGCGCGGCAACGCCTTCCACCGCAAGGTCCGCTCCCGCGACGGCCGCCTGGTGAACCTCGTCGGGATCCACCCGTCCCGGGTGAAGGTCGACGTCGACGACGGGCCCGCGGCCGCCGACGTCGGCATGCCGTGGGTGAAGAAGTTCACCGTCGACGGCCGCGTCCCCCTCACCGAGTGGGACCTCATGCACATCCCGGGCCTCTCGATGGACGGCGTGACGGGTCTGTCGGTGATCACCCAGCTGCGCCGCACGTTCGAGCTCGCCTCGGCCTCCGAGGCGACCGCGTCGCGCCTCTTCGAGAAGGGGATGCTGCAGACCGGGTACCTGAGCACCGATGCGGACCTCACCGAGGAGAAGTCGAACATCATCAAGGCCCGGTGGCGGGCCAAGGTCTCCGGCGTCGACAACGCCTACGACGTGCCGGTGATGGACAAGGGCCTCAAGTTCGAGCAGCTCTCGATGAACCCCGCCGATGCGCAGTTCCTCGAGACCCGCAAGTTCTCCGCGACCGAGATCGCCCGGATCTTCGGCATCCCGGGCTGGATGGTCAACGACCAGGAGAAGTCGACCTCTTGGGGCTCCGGCATGGAGCAGCAGTTCATCGCCTTCGTCATCGTCACCCTCAAGCCATACTTCCAGCGCATCGAGCAGCGCGTCACCCGCGAGATCTGCGACCCGCGCGCCGAGAAGGCCGAGTTCAAGGTCGAAGGCCTCCTCCGCGGCGACTCCAAGGCCCGCGCCGCGTTCTACGCCAGCGGCGTCCAGCACGGCTGGCTCGTCCCCAACGACATCCGACCGCTCGAGGACATGCCGCCTGTCCCCTGGGGCGATGTGCCGTACCGGCCCTACAACCAGTCCGCCGCGAGCCAGACGGACGACGACACCGAACCTGGAGGCGAGGATGACGACGACGATGACGCGTGACGCGGCCAGGACCGTGGCCGGCACGTGCGAGGTCCTCGAGCGCCGCACCCGCGCGCTCGCCGACACCGACGCGCGCGTCCTGCGCGCCACTGGCGACGACGCCGAGCCCCGCTTCGTCGGGCACGCCGCCGTCTTCAACTCCCGCACCGCGATCGGCAACCCGCTCACCTGGGGCTGGTACGAGGAGATCGACGCCGGCGCCTTCGACAAGACCCTCTCTGAGGGCGACGCCCGGTTCCTCGTCGACCACGACACCCGCATGCTCATCGCCCGCGTCACGGCTGGTGACCTGCGCCTGGCGACCGACGACATCGGTCTCGCGGTCGACGCGGCTCTCGACCAGGAGCTCTCCTACGTCCGCGACCTGACGCGCAACCTGGAGAAGCGCCGGATCACCGGCATGAGCTTCGGGTTCTACGTCGTCCGGGACAAGTGGGAGGAGATCGAGCTCGAGGTCGAGGTCGACGGCCAGACCGAGACCGCCTCCGTCTGGCTCCGAACCATCCTGGAGGTCCGCCTCGTGGAGGTGTCCGCGGTCACCTTCCCCGCCTACGAGGACACCGACGCCGGCCTGCGCAAGCTCGCCGACGAGGTGCGCGCCGCACGCGGCGTGCCCACCCAGATCTCCCCCTCCGCCTCCGAGGGGGCCCGTCCCGCGCCGGCTGAGACCACCCGGGACACCACCAGCGACCCCGCGCCGGCTGAGACCACCCGGGGCGTCGAGAGGCAGGACGAGCGCGCCCACGCGCTCGCGATCCGCTACCGGCTGCCCCAGCGCTGACCGGCAGCAGTCCCGACCCCCGCCCCCCTGGGCACGTCACAAGGAGTTCAGCATGAACGCGAAGCTGCGCAAGCTGCTCGAGGACCGGGCCCGCGCGTGGTCTCAGGTCCAGGACATCCAGGCCCGCCGCGAGCAGGCGGGGTACACCCCGTCCGACGAGGACGGCGAGACCTACACGCGGGCCCTCGACGATGTCGAGCGGCTCTCGAAGGAGATCGAGACCGAGGATCGCGCGGCGCGCCTCCAGTCGGTCATGGACGCGCCGGCCGGCGACGTCCGGTCGACCAACCCGGTCGCAGGTGCGGGCGAGGGCCAGGCCGACGACGTCGAGGCCTACCGGAAGGCCTACGGCAGCTTCCTGCGCCGCGGGATCGTCGACCTCGAGCCCGAGGAGCGCCGCCTCCTGCAGACCGGGTTCGTCAACGACCCCGACATGCGCGCGCTCGGCTCGGGCGGCTCCGCCGGCGGCTACACCGTCCCGACGGGCTTCCTGCAGCGCATGGTCGAGACGATGAAGGCCTACGGCGGCCTCTTCGGCGTGGCCGACGTCATCAACACCGAGTCGGGCAACGAGCTCCCGTGGCCGACGAACGACGACACCGGCAACAAGGGCGCCATCCTCGCGGAGAACGCCCAGGTCACCGAGCAGGACATGGTGTTCGGGCAGGCCAAGCTCGGCGCCTACATGTTCACCTCCAAGCTCGTGCGCGTGCCGTTCCAGCTTCTGCAGGACAGCGCGTTCGACCTCGAGGCATGGCTCCCCGTGCGGCTCGGCGCCAGGATCGGCCGGGGCGCGGCGGACTACTTCGCCACGGGCACCGGCACGAGCCAGCCCAAGGGCCTGATCACCGGCCTCACGCTCAACGTCGAGACCAGCACGGCGTCGAAGATCGTCTACGACGACCTCGTCGACCTCGAGCACAAGGTCGACCCGGCCTACCGCAACACGGGCCGGTGCCGCTACGTGCTGCACGACAGCGCCCTCCGCGCGATCCGCAAGATCAAGGACTCCCAGGGCCGGCCGCTCTGGGTGCCGCAGATGGCCGGCGGCGTGCCGTCGACGATCAACGGCCAGCCCTACACGGTCGACAACTCCCTCGCGGAGCTCGCCGACAACGCCAAGCCGATCGCCTTCGGCGACATCGGCTCCGCGCTCGTGATCCGGGTCGTGGCGGGCGCGCAGACGATGCGCCTCGCGGAGCGCTACGCCGACTACCTCCAGGTCGGGTTCTTCGGCTTCCAGCGCCTCGACTCCACCGTCCAGGACGCCTCGGCGGCCGCGACGCTCTCGATCAAGCCCGCGGCCTGATCACCCCGC